TTTTCTTTTTTTTATTTCTTTTAACTTGCCTTTTGTTGCAATTAAACATATTTCTGTTGATTTAAGAACATAAGGAGAAAAGTTATAACAGTAAGAGCCACTTGCATATTGTTTGACCCAAGTAAAGCCAATAGTTTTGTAAGTAAAACCCCATGCGTTAATTACACTTAGAGCTTCTTTTAAATGGCTATCAGTCACCCACATAAAAAGAATACAGTTTTTATCTGCAATATCTTGAATAGGTAAAGAGCAAATCTCTTGTTCAGTCATGGTGCTGTAATGTTTTTTTTGTATATCAATCATATCTCTGTTTCCATCTTGGTATGATTTACTGCCAAAACTCCAAGGCGGGTCTGCATATATGATGTTGTATTTCTTATTTGGTAGTTTTATTGCCATAGTTATACCTCATTACCCCAACAGTCCCAACCATCTACTTGTTCTCTAGCAAATAATTCTATTCTTGGTAAGTCTCCACATAGTTCCACAATTTTATCTCTGACTACAACTGGTTTTTTTGAATGTCTATCGATTGGCTCATAAATAATTTGATGAACTGATTTAGAAACTCTTTTAGGTTTACCTTTAGTTGCTAATAAACATATCTCATTATTTGCTCTAGTCCAATAACCCAAACCCCAAAAGAAACTGTCTGATTTTCTGTTCTTTTTAACCCAACTAAAACCACACGTTTTGTAAGTAAATCCCCACTCTTCTATAGTTTGCAACCCTTCTTTTAATAAAGGGTAGGTAACCCAAATAAAAAGTACACAATCATCATCTGCAATATTTTGTACTTGGAGATTGTATATATCTTCTATTTTCATGCAGTCATAATGATTTTCAGCCGATTTTTTTTCTTTACCTTTTTCAGAATAAGTTTTAAATGTCCAAGCTGGGTCAGCATATATGATGTTGTATTTTTTATTAGGAAATGGTATCTGCATTAATCTAACTCATTTAAAATATATATTGCTGCTATTACACTAATGATTGCACCTATAAATACTAAACCAAATATTCCTGCAATAAAATATAAAATCCAATCAAGCATTAAACCTAGTCCTTACTATCTTGCCACTCATGTATTGAATCTCTCTATAGTGCTCTCCAGCACCTTTTTGAAAATAATAATACTTGATTTGCTTATCTAGTTTTTCTTGTTCTAATTCTTTTCTACGCTTCTCTACTGCTGCTTTATTTTGACCCACGATTATTCTCCTTATAAGAAACCATGCCTAGCTTCAGTATCAACTGCGTAGCAGATTCAATGTTCATATTATTTTTGATGGCAAAGATTTTGATATCCTTATGTAATTCTTCAGGAATCCAAAGTGCTTTTTTTGTTTTTTCTTCCATTTGACTCTCCACTTTTTATATTAATATTTATTTGATAATAAAGCTACAACTTTATTACCTACTCTTCCAAAAACCCTTATACTAATCTCAAGGGCAATTGATAAACTCTCCATAAATCTAAATACTCTCATATATCTATTTGCCCTTACCTATAAAACTAAATCCACAACATTAGGACTATTGTAAATACTTAGAGGTTTACCCTTTTGATATTCTTTATAATCATTCAGGTATTGCTCCATTAGTGTCCAACCATAATCCATTTGTTCTTTTGTGATTCTAAAGACCTTAGATGCATAAGGATGTACCTTCTCTTGGGCTATGAATAAAAAATCAGTGACTTCATATCCTGCCATCTCAACTCCTCTTCTATAATAAGCAGCTTGCATATCATAGCCATACTTCTTAACTGAATAATTAAAAGCATGAGGTTCGCAAGATTGTGTAGTTTTGTAATCTATAACAACTATCTTATTATCTGAGTTAGGTGCATCTAAAGGTGGACACATAACATCAGGTCTGCATTTACATAGCACATCATCTTCATACCAGTAGATGCTTGACTCTGCTATCTTGCCAGTTGCATTTAGATAAGCATTACCCTCATATATCATATTCTCTTTCATGCCATTGATAATCTCAGCTTCATCTTCTTTTAGAACTATGAATCCTTGCTCTTCGTATTCAGCCTTCTCTTCTTTATATGCTTTAGTATAAGGAGAACCTGTAAGCACTCTGACTTCTTTATCAAATGCTTCCTGTCCTTCTACTAATAAAGAATGTGCTGCTGTTCCAAACTTAAGTGCTGGAGTTGATTCAGAAGTATAGTTGACTGCATGAAGTTGAGATTGACCAAACCTTCTAACATAACTACTGCTGATACCTACGCTTGCATGATAGTCCTCATTGGGTAGGTCTTTATAAATAAGAGCTTGACCCTTTTGCTTAGATTCAAAGTTTTTAAGTGATTCTATTTTCATTTATTAACTCCCATCAAATAACCAATCTCATCTATTGAATCTCTAACTACATATTCTTTATCAGTAGTTTGCACCTTAGTTTCGCCAGTAAGAAAATCTTTATAATATCCTCTGACCTGTCTTATATTTAGAACTAATGGTTTAGTAGTTCCTACTTGGTTTAATCTAATCTCTCTCATTTTCTATTGTTCCTGTCGTGGATTATTAAAGCTGCTCCATAACATAGATAACAAGCTGCTGCTAATATTATTAGTGTTTGTGGATTCTCAATCATTTTTACTCTCCTTAGTTAATTTAACCTTATGCCCTTGAGCAATTAATCTTGCTCTCTTACTAGCCATGTAGAATAAGTCGCTAGTCTTGATAGCAACCACCCAGCCTAAGCTAGGTAGTTGAACTTGTAGTGTGTATCTAGTTGCTGACATTATTTACTCCCCTTAAGTTTATTAAGCTCAACTTCTGCTTTTTTAATATGATTTTTCCATGTAGAAACATTGCCATATTTTGCTAGAAGATTTGTATATTTTTCTATTGTGTTATTTAATATTTCAATCTTTCTTTCTTTGTTTATTATCATGTTATTTAACTCCTTATTTTTAATTAACATACTACCATTATATATAAAAATATATAAATGTAAACATTTATTTAAAAATATTTTAATTTATTTTTCTAGCTTATCTATCTCAGCTTTGCACTCTCTCATGGTGTTGCAAGTGATGCTGTTGACCCTCATAGATAAGATAAGGTTACTAATCTTCTCATTAATCATTCTTTGATGTTCAGCTTCTTGTTCAGTCAAAGTACACTTAGAACAGGTGCAATCAGCACCATGCCATTCTTTTACTATCTTCTGCTTCTCTAGCTCACCTCTTTTCTTAAGAAACTCCTCTTGAGGTTTGGCAGTCCATAGTGTCATTCTGCCATTATGGTCAAAGTCCTTCTCTATCTTGTAGCCTTTGTATTTATATGCTTTATCCCATTTCATGTTATTTAACTCCTTACTTTTAAAAACATAAGTAAGATTATATATATAAATATATAAAGAGCAAGTATTAAATTATAGGATTCAGAACTGGAACTGAACTAAGACTGTCCAGTGTTTCTTTTAGCGATTCTAATTCCATATCATCAGTTATGGATTTCTTATCAAAAGTAAAATAGTTTTGTGATGATGTGTTTGCTTTAAACATGATTCGCTTTTCATCTCCATCAAAGAATACAAAAGCTAGAATATCGCAAGTGTAGTGTTTGTAAGTTTCAGACATTGACCTTGAGTTCTCAGCAGCAAAGACAAATTTCTTTTCTTTAGTTGCTCTTCTGCTTTTTACTTGCACTGTATATTTAGCTGAACCAAATTCAACCATTAAATCAGCAGGATGTTTTTCTTGGGTGGGATAACAAAAGTCAGCGTACTCAAGCAGAAACGTTTGTACTAATGATTCTCCTAATGCACCAAGTCGAGAATTATTTTGATGTTGGTCTGATGTTTTTCTTGGCACTTTGACACAAAGCTAGTTTTCTTGAATTCCTAGCTGCCCTATTTGGTGTTTGAACTGCATACTTACTTCTTAATACTTCCTCTGATGCTTCCAACCAACAACCCATCTCCATCAGAGCTCGTGTTTGTCTAAAATTCATAAATCCTGTTATGCCCATTTGAAATGCCATATCAACACATACTTCTTGGGCAGGTACAGGAAAACTTCTCCATACTTCCCATACCTTATCTAAGTTAGCTACAACTCTATTAATATCATTTTCTAAAAGATACATAGCTTCATCTTCTGATATGCCATTGGATTCTAAGTTCCTTCCTACGCCTATTGTTAATTTACCAGCACTGCAATGATAAGGTTGACATACTAATCCTTCATTTTTGATTAGCATTTCTTTGATGTTGTCGTACATTACTTTGTTAATCCTTTAGTTTTCTCATAACTTCTCATTCCACCAAGTCCTAACATACCCATTAATACAGGTAGCA